AATAAAACCTCTTTTAACGGCAGTGGCAAAACGCTGTTGCTGTCGGATTATAAACTTAGCAAATTTAAGCTCTTCACGTAAAATACTAGAAGGATCAACTGTACGGTCTTCTGGGTCAATACGCGTTGCAGGTACTTTAAGGGAGCGATACAACTTTTTAATGAAGTACATTAAATCTGATAACTCACCTAAGTTAGCACCACCAGGCAATTGCGTTACCGACGTACCTTCTGACCCCTGACGCTTAGCGAACCAAAAAGCATCAAGCATTGATTGCGGATTAAACTTATTTACAACACTGCTCTGATCATTATCAAATGTTTTCTTTGACCAATAGTTTTGAATAAGCTTACGTAAATATGCCTCTGCTTTAGGTGGAGCCATATTACCTACATCAACGTTGAATACTAATCGTTCCGGAGCGCGAACTAACCGGTAAATAACAATTGCATCTTCAATTAAAGATAATTGCCGATAAGGTCTACGGGCATTCTCTAAAAACGGTACTACAAAATCTTTTGTTTCATTATATACACCTGAATTAACATAAATTAACTGATTCTGTTCCATTGGAATCATTTCAGTTTTTTCAACTCTATCTGGCTGTGTAGCACTAAAGATTGGTTTCTTATAAATATAACCCTTCACGATCATATTTTGAATGTTATTATAAACAGGGTCAACTATTTCTGCTGGTATATTCATTAACCCTAACACACCTTCTCGAGTATATTCTTCATGTAGAATTAGCTCAAAAAAGACCTCACCTTCAACTAGCAATTGACGAAAGTATTGCCAACCTTTTGATCTGAGCTCAAAGTAATCAATATATTTATCAAACTCTTCATCTAGAGTTTTTTTATTATCTACAGATAGATCAATATTTTCGTAATAAACTTTAGCGACTCGACCATTTTCATCAACATTAATACACTCGTCACATATTTCATCTAAAGCATCTGAAACTTCTGAGTAAGCAGCTATAACCCGATAATCACGTAACCTACCACTTTTATCAGCATCTAAAGATGCATACATAACATCTTGAAATGAACCATCCTTACCAAAATCACCAATAGGGATATTGTTGTATGGATTGGAAGATGTTACAGATGCTTTCGCTAATGCCTCCGCTCTTTGCGTACCGTGTTTTGCAAAATACTTGTACTTTGTATTAAGCTCGTCGTCTTGTTGACTAGCATACGGTAATCTATTCGAGATATAGCTTACAAGATTTCTACCGAAAGTTGCAGCTCTACCGTCATTTGTTGGAGAAGTATCAGCCATCTTTAGTTATTTATTCTGCAGTAAAGTGGAAGCCATCAATTTCTGCTGAAGACTTCCAACCAGCTGGATTTTTAACTATAATATCAAAATTACCTGCAGCAGTTAGCGGGGGTATTGTGATGTTAAGTATCTCATTATTAAGGACATCCCAATAACTATCTGATATTAAGTAGCCACTAGCTACTCCCGTATATGTTGTATCTACAGCTGTAAATCCTGTTGTAATTGCACTATTAGAACTAAGCATTAAGAACTCAGTTTCGTTATAATTATTACCATACAAAGTATAGCTTCTACCTCCTGCAGATAGATCCCTCTTTATTGTGATAGTATTATCTACTGGAAGTAAAGAGCTGGAAGTATTGAAAAATATATTACTAATGTCAGGAATACCTGATAGTGAAATTGTTTCTATATCTGCTTCAGAAGTTAATGAGTTAAAAAAAGATTCATATTCTAGGGATGATAATCCTTGCTTTAAATTGAAATTCGGTCCCGCATGTATGAAATTATTATCTATAAAGTAAATTGGCGAAGATCTCTCATTTTTTGATCTAAACAACCAACCCTTAATTGTAAATGTAGTATCTGCAATAATTCTAAATTTATCACTATATGTTGTCTCAGAAGGTGTGTTTAAACTAATATTCTGATCCCATAATACTTCAGATCTAATTTCTATAGTATTGTTGACATTGTCTGATACCGGCTCTTTCCATGACAAAATAATATACGGGTCTGAATACGGTACGAAGTTAGAAATGATCTGCTCCATGTCTTGCATGTATCTGCAAAGTATAGACATATTAACTGATAAATTAACTGGAGTCGGCGTTCTAATTGCTGAAGAAGAATTAGCGGTAGCGTAATTATCAAAATTATTAAGCTTGTTAAATACTCTATCTGTATCATACGATATACTAGTCAGATTGACAGCTACAACTGGTAACTCTATATTCTGAGCTTTATTAACTATATCATAGAGTATTCGCTGTTTAGGTGCAAATACGTACCTAACACCAATTTCTTGTCGTGCTTTGCCGTTCTTATTATATCGCTTAATAACAGTATCATCAAAAGCAGCAACAAATTGAGTAAGAAGATCCTTAATCTCAAAATTATAGGTGTAATTTACCATTATATATATTTAATCCTCAAACAAATCTTTCGAGGAAGTACTTTGGCAATTTATGTTTAGAACGTAGAATACTATCTACTATTGTACTATCTAATATGTAAGTAATACACGTATCGCTTTTGGATCTGACTCCCCTACCGCATGATTGAATAAGTGAGCATAGCATTTTATTTTGATACCAATCAAAATCATTTTTCATCATTCGTTCGATTCTAATATCTTTCGTTGGTAGAAAAGGAGCTTTAATTATAATCTGAAACTTTGCTAAATCTCCTTTTAGATCAACTCCATAAGACATTGACGGTGAAACTAAAACAGTTGGATCTAAACTGGACATATGTTTATCTAAAATGGCTTCATTTTTAACACCAGGTTCACGGTATAAAAATCTATCACCATATAATAAATTGCTCAAATTAGCTGTAATATTATTATTTTGTGAATGAATAATTCCTTTATCATTTGCATGATACTTACATATTTCAGCTACTTGCTTAATGATGCGTGGGAGGTATTTATTCATCGTATGGTAATTTAACTTATACTTAGGATTGCAAATAATAGGTGCCTTTTTAGGATCAAATGTCGACTCAGCTTCAACGTATTTATAGTCTTTTATACCTAATGTTTTGCAAAAGCTGTCTGGGTCGATGATAGTCGCTGACATCAAAATTACTTTGTCTGCATAATCAAATAATCTATATGATAGCTTGTCAACCTTGAGAGGCATAAACACAATTCCTGCCACACCCTTCTCATAAACATATTCAGACTCCTGCCACGAATCGATAACCAAACCTACTTTATTTTGTAAGTTCATTAACCGTTGCATATTTGCAGTTAAGTCCGATATAGCTTTTTTATTATTTGTTTTACTTACCGATAAGATGTCTTTAATCTCCTCTATTTTGTCAGTAATATCTACTTGTAGTTCTGTCAACCACTTAACTGCTGACATACGCTTAGTCAAAGGTCTAATATCAATATCCATCCTTGCGAGAAACTTATAATCGATATTGCAAGTAAACTCCTTAACTAATTGGTCTTCTAATTCTGAAGCCTCATCACAAATTAAAAACTGCCTTTTCTTGAGATGATTAGGTAGCGCAAAAAACATATTATAGTTTAATGTATTAAACTGCGATACTAGGGCTTTGTTTCTCGCTTCATAATATGGACACTTATTTTTAGCCCAGCAATCTGCCTTTAGGTTAGCAGAATGCAAACATGGTGCTACGTCAACAGGATACCGCTCATCCACTGCACATTGATAGTTTGACTTACCCTTAACAACTTCCGTATCTTTAAATAATTCTTTGTATTGATCTTGTAATGCCTTTGTAATTGTCAACGCCGTACAACCAAATGCCGGTAACTCATCACACTCTTCTTGGTACGTGTAGCCAGTCTGTGTACGTTTGAATGCCGCATATGATGTAACTAACTGACGAAACTCATCAGGGCTTTCATCGGCAACATTCCCTAATGTTTTAGATATAAAACTCTTACCACTACCTGTAGGAGCATTACATACTACAAATTTACTGCCTGAGTTAAATGCTTCATCAATGCTCTTAAGAAGCTTTACTTGAGATGGATTAGGATTGTACCCTTGCGGGAATTGCTGCAATAAATTATTAATCACATTTATAGTGTAATCTATAACCCCTAAAAATCAACATCACGTAATGGCATTATGTATAAATTTTCATTATATAGTTTTGATTTTTTAGATGAATCTAAAAATTTAGCTTGAAGATCTAAGTCACCAAAATTAAGTAATCTGTTGAGTTTGTAGCAAAAAACAGTTTTCGAACCACATGTAGTTATTTCAAATGGGTACGGTATTTCATATACTCGTGTTCTCAACTCATCTTCAAGGGTCAATTTAGCATAGTGCTGCTTAATTTGAAAAATTCTCAGTTTACCACGTCTAATAATTTTACGATCAGTACATATTGCAATATCTTGTAACAGATAAGGTTTTAAGTGTTCTGACAATTTTTCAAGAGATACGTTCATGAATTCATAAAATTTAACTTTTGCTCCGGTGACATGGGATATATATTTTCATTAAAATATTCCCAAAACTCTTCTTCAGGAATTTGTTGTATTAAGTCGCAAGAGTTCATATTAATTGTTCTATAACCTTGCATTAATATATCCCAAACTACTAAAACATTTTCTACTGCTTCGTTAATCTTTTTCGGCCCTCGCGGTGGTGCGTAATTTAAAGTAGTGCGCCCGTTAACGGAATTTAAGAGTTCGTACGATTTAGTGCATAGCATACGTCTTGTAGGGCCATCACCTGCTCTCGGTCGACGTCGTAC